CGCATTAGACTGGTCATGCGAGTCTGACCCAGCCTGACAGTGGCTCATTTGGTGCGAATCTGGTGAAAATGGCCGTGCCAATGTGCTTGCGGATATAGCCTGCATCTGAGCCTTTGACAGTTGAAAAGATTTCAGTCCAGTCCAATTGGTAATGGCCAGATAGGTCTTTTGGCACAACGGGCCTGCCTGGTCCTCTTCGCATAATGACGTTGCCTTTGTCATTGATGATGGCTTGGACATGGTTGCAGACCTCATCGCACTTGTCTTGGATGCGCTGCTCTTTGGCGGTGTCTTGCTGGGACTGCTTGGCGGCCATCCGGTCTTGTTCTGACGACATGGCTGGAATTGCCACCCTGCAAATAATCTCTTGCAGATCACCAGCTGGGGTGATAACTATTTCTGGGAATGTGATGGAGTCGAATTTGATTTCTCTAAATTGTGGCTCATAGCGCGTCTTTGTGAGTTTTAGGTAGCGTTGGTTATCCTCATCCATGAAAAGCACGCCAGTCAGGGTTGCATCGCCTGTGAATGCTGATGCACCACGGGCCATGGCATCGGAGTCTTGTCGGCTTATGGTTTTGTTTGTATGGGTCAGGATACAAACTGGCGCTTTTTGTTGAATAAAGATGGTTTGCTTGATGGCGGCAATGTAGGCTCCAACCTCTGAGTTGTCATTCTCGTTGTCAATGTCCATAGTCGCATTGGCCGTGTCTAGGACTAATAATGGCTTTATGCCATTAACAGTGTGGCGCTCAATATTATGTGCAAGTCTGAGTAAATCCTTGACATTAGACCTTCTGGCATCAATAACCACAAACCAGTCATTCAGATTATTTATCTTGTAATGCTTTGAATATGCAAATAGTGTTCGGATTATCTGGTCACTATCTTCTGTCACGATAATTGATTTGCGTTTCTTTTTAGCGTGAATCTCGCAGCCATCAACTTTAAACCCTGCCATGACCATGCACATGGACAGCACAGCTGTGGTCTTACCCACGCCAGGCTGACCGGCCAAGATGAAAAAGCTGTGGGCCATGAAACCTTCGATCAGGTAATCGATGGGGTTGAGGTGGGTCAAATCTAACGTCAGCTCTGGCCATGACGGGTCTGGTGCGTCAGTTGAAGCTGGTGCATTGATCACCGCGGCAAAGTCTTCTACGGCTGATTTGCGCTCGGCCTGCTTGGTTGGCGGCTCATAGCCACAGTCTTTGGCGTGTTTGAAGAGTGTGCCAATGCCAACACCTTTGCCCTGGTGAAAGCTCTTCCAGTGGACTTCAATGTCTTTTGTGCCTGCAAACTTGTTGCCTGCCATGGACCATGTCATCCATGGGCCAAGACCAGCCTCGCCAAATTCAGTGTGCAGCGCTTGGCCCAGTTCAATCCACTGGTCATAGTCGCAGTCTGGGGAAATATGGTGCAAAGCCTTGATGGCACGATCAAGATCGCTGTCATCAAGCCTTGAATTTAATTGCGTGAAGTCAAATGATTGATTCGGTGGTGCAGGCTTTGGCTCTTGGAGCTGGTGCTGCTCAATGATGCCCCAGTCTTGGAGCAAGGCATAAAGATCGATTGCTTCTTGGAATTCACCGACCACAGCATTGCCACTGAGTAGGACTGACTTGCCTGCACTGTTTGGGAGACCGAATACCTCTAGCTCTTGGCCACCGCCCAGTTTGTACTTCGGTAAAACTTGGTCAGATTCTTTGGGTGGTTGGACCCATAAGAAGACATGACGGCCACGGCCTGAGACAGAGACCTCGGTCAGCATCTTGTTCTGTTTGACATACTTGGCCATGCGCTGGATGGCCACATTGGTCGGGCCTGATGCGTGTTTCATGTCCACATCAAGGCAAACCAAATAGTTCCCCGATGCGCTGATGATGGGGCGCTGCTGGACTAGGCCAAGGTATTGGCCATGAGGCGCTTGCTCCATGGTCCAGACATCTTCAGCGTTATAGAGATCGGCTGGGTCTGTATCCCGTGCCACACCTTGGCCAGATCGCTTGTAAGGGATTTTCTTTGAGCCTTGCAGGGCAAAGGTACAGAAGACAGCATCGGGGGCCACAGCGCCTATTTTGCAGGCGACAGACTGGGACTGTAAAAATGTATCTGGCAGGGGTGTTTCAGTTATAGTTGACACTGAAATTCCTTTAAGTTGGGGTTTCATTTGTAAGTTGCCATGAGAGTTGACCTTTGACCTGGCAGTGTTAACGCGCTGTCAGGTCTTTTCTTTTGGCAGGGGATGTGATTCTATTCCTTCGCCTTGACAAGACTTGGCGCAGCCACCTTCTCACCGACTAGGTCTTCGGACACTTCGACACCAAGTTTTAAGACAGCACTGGGGCTTTTCAGTTCCCATACTGTAGGCGTGTCTTTGAATGCTTCCATGACCAGCGCCTCATCCTTCCAAAATTTTGTCTTACGGCCTGCGCGCATAGTCCAGCCTTCAATGGCTTTGCCCTCAGTGATCTGAGCCTTGGCAGCAGACTGCACAGCATCGGCCCATGCGGCCATCAGAGCCGCGTTATCTAGCATCTCTGGGGTAACAGTCATGTCTGGCTTGAAATCGTTTCTAGCGACCTCTTGGACCTTCTCGCGCATGGATGGGCAAATGGTCTTGGCCTTGCAGTACCGGCAGGCATCGGGACTTGGGTTTGTGGGTGCATCGCCTGAGAGCGCCAGCTCGGCAGCCGACTTGAGTCTTTCACCATGCAAGTTCAAGCGGTTGCCCGACACTGTCCACTTGCTGTGGCCGACTCGCGGCTGGAAAATGTGCATGGTGCAAGTGATGCTGCTTGGCGCTTTGAACTGGCGCATTGCACCAAGGGCATAGGTCAGCAGCTGCTTGTTGTCGGTGGCATCCACAGCGACTCGGCCAGTCTTTAGGTCAATGACATGAAGATGATTGCCATCGACCACAATGGCATCGGCTGTGCCACCAAGCGCTGGGTGCAGGGATTTGAGGCCCTCATCAAGATTGACTTCAATCATCATTTTGCGAGGATTCTCGACCAAATTGATGACAAAGTCTGCATAACCTTGGGCCATGGATAAATGGTCAGGATCAGTTCCGGCTGGAATTTCACCATTGCGCAGAATGATCTCAGAGAGTTCATGAATCGCTGTACCAATGGCAGCGGCTTCGCCTGCTGGCTCGTAAGGCATGAGGGATTCAAGCCTGTATGAGCCAGGGCAAGACATGAAGCGGTCTGTTCTGGATGCTGAGAGTCGGGCGTGTTTACGGGTTTCATGTTGCATGGTTTCTCCTGGGTTAAATGATTTGATTGACGACATTGAGCTTTTTTAGGACCTTGGCCAGCACATTGTGGTCTAGGCTTGCTTTGATGGTCAGAATGTAGATGACGGGTGGAATGCCAGACTTGTTGATGTTCTCGACCCTGCTACTGGCCTGCTCCAGTGCCGAGGTGGACCAAGTGCATTCAACAAAGACAATCGTGTCGGCAGCGGATAGGTCCACGCCTTCAGACATGGCAGCAATGTTGCCAATGATGCATTTGGTTTGGCCAGATTGAAAGTCTTTGAGCGCCTGGTCGCGCTTGGCCCGTGGTGTTTCACCCGTAATAACTACGGGTTTGTGGGTTTTAAGTTCATCTTGCAGGGCTTGGACCACATCCTTATGGTGCGCAAAGACCACCACCGGCTCATTGGCCTGGAGCAAGTCATCGATAAAATCGGCAGCGTATTGCACCTTGCGCATACCGGCCTCGCGCATGATCTCTGCCAAGCCTTCAAAGGCCATGAGTGCGTTAGGGTTGGCCATCAAGGCATCGGCATCAAACGCTTGCTCGCGCTTGTCATTGGCCAGATCAAAGGTGATCAGACTGACTTGTGGGTCTTTGTAGTCTTTGAAGATGTTTTCTTTTTTGCGTCTCAGAACATGGGGCTTCATCAGCTCTTTGAGTTCGACCAGGTTAGACGCGCCACTGGTGTCCAAGCCCCATGGCGCATTCCACATCTTTGCGTATCTGGCCGCAAAGTCAAACCAGCCACCCCTGTAAATGCCAAGGCCGTGCAAGATGGGCCACAGCTCAATGGGCCGGTTGGGGATGGGCGTGCCAGACAATGCATAGACATGGTCCACTTTCTTCATGGCCAGCATCGCGGCCTTGGTTCTTTGGGCCTTTGGATTCTTAATCCTGTGGCATTCATCCAAGACTAGTGTGTTATATCTGTCCAAATCTGTTTGTGCATATTGCAAAACATCGTAATTAATGATGGTGATATCTGCGCTATTTACCTCTGAAGCCTCGCGTTTTCCATTGACCACATGGACCGATACGTTGGGCGCGAGCTTGGCAAATGCAGACTCCCAGACTGTTTTGGCAATGGCTGGGCAGACGATCAGTGCGGGTAGGTTTTCAAGTGCAGCAGCTGCTGTGGGTAGCGTCTTACCAACCCGTGGCTGGTCGGCCAAGATGGCCCTGCGCCTGGACAACAAGAAGAGTTTGGCCTCTTGCTGATGGGGGAATAGTTGCATTTCGGTTTCCTCGTTTTAAGTTGTTGCGATCATATCTGCATTTGTGCTAAAGTGCAATTTCTGTTTGACGACAGAAACGTAAAAACCTAAACCCTTAAAAGGAAAAAACCATGTCTACCAGAGTCGTAACCGGAAAAGTTCGTTTCTCATACTTCAGCGCTTTGACTGCGCGTAAGAACGAAATGAACGGGAAAGAAGAGTTCTCAACGCAAGTGCTTGTCCCAAAAACAGACACCGAGACAGTGAGCCAATTGAAAGCGGCAGCCAAGGCCGCATTGACAGCTAAGTTCGGAGACAAGATTCCGAAAACAGTGCGCAATCCCTTGCGTGATGGCGACACAGAAGTCAAATCTGATGGCAGCCCACTTGGCCCAGAGTACGCTGGCCATTATTTCTTTAATACCAAGTCAACCAATAAGCCTGGTGCAGTGGATGCCCATGGCCATGACATTCTTGGATCACAAGACATTGTCTCTGGCGACTATGGCCGCGTGTCTTTGAATGCCTATGCTTATGACCAGGCAGGCAACAAGGGCGTGTCGTATGGCTTAAACAACATCATGCTTTTGTCTAAGGGTGACTCGCTGGGTGGTGCAAAGCCAACAGCTGCCAGTGACTTTGGCGTGGTGGCAGGCAAGGCCGCGCCAGCTGCTGCCGAGTCAGTCGATAACGACTGGTGATTGGTCGATCAGTTTTTCAAGCGCCAAATGCAATTGATTGACTGATGTCCATAACGGCTCAACAGTCCCAGATAACCATCGGCTTACCTGGGACTGCTGGATGCCAGCCTCATTGCATACCGCAGCCATG